TTGAACCATCTATTAATTGTATGTATCTTGTTGCTTCCCAATCTGATGGTAAAGGTAAAAAGGGATTGTTAATTGTAAGATCAGCAGTGTCATATCTTCTGTAATAATTTAAGTCGACTGTTCTTCTAAGTTTATCTTCTGTAGAATTTATAAATTCTTGAATAATTGAATCTGATAAAACAGATGAATCTGTTTCAGTATAGTTTCTTACATTAGATAAAAGATCAGAATAATCGGTCATGATGTGCTCACTGTAACATTTCCTGCTTTAGTTGACAACCTAGTCTCTTTTGATTGAGTTTTTGGTTGCATTCCAACACTAGCAAATCTATTTGTGTTAACTCCTATTAATCCTACAAAACATGTTGAATTAGCTATTTGAGATCTTGCAAACTGTAGGGATTGAGGATCCTGAACTATTGGTCTAGGTTCTAATTGTGGGTGTTTAGGCTCATATTCACTTGTATGGACTCGTGCACCAGTCCACTCTTCAACCATTTCATTATATGGAAATGCCATACCTGATCTATCAGATATTCTTTTTGCAAACTTACCAGATGCAAACTTAGACATTAAATACTAGGTAAATAAGTTTTAGGAGTAAGAAACAAACTAGTTCTTTCACCGTCTTGATCAGCAGCTCTTTGAAATTCATCTTCATAAATTTGTTTTAATGTTCCAATTCTTTCTGGAGCTTTTTTCATACTAATGTAATAAGCTAAACCAGCGGTCATACATGGAAGAAAACGAAAAGGGATTTGAGCATTATTTGTGTAGTCGCCAGCATCAAACATCCGAACAAGAGCATAATATTTTAGAGTGTAAGCTACATCTGCTGCGGGATATAGAAATAGTGTTGGGTTTATCGTACGTTCAAAATAGTATTGAGTTGGCCTTCCGCTGGTTGTTTTAGTTGTAAAATTAAAATAAGTAGATCTACTAATTGAAGTAGCAGCAAAATCATTATTACTACTGTCCCTTAAAACTACATCTGTAATATCAACTATTTGTTGACTATCATTTGCATTAGATCCAAATAAACTTGTTCCTGAAACACTTGTTGTATTAGCTGTAATTGTTTTTTCTTGTAATTGTATTGTCCAAAGATTTAACCCTCTGTTTGCCCACTCTGCTAATAAAATATTTAAAGAACGTCTTGCAGTCTGCAAATCGTATCCACCACGTATTTGCAAACCACAACGTTCATAAGCCTCTTCAGCTATATCATCTATAGCTAAATCAAAAGCAGCTGTTGATGCATAAGTTGGCATTACTTACCTTTTGCTCTTTTATTAATAAGCTTGCCAGCTCTTTTGATGTCATCTGTATTAATTCTACCAGAAGGTTTTATAGTTCTTGCCATTCTAACTTTTGCAAAAAATGATTTTGCTTTATCAGACATACCTGGTGGTGATTTTTTGCGTTTAGCTGTTGGAACACCGCCTTTTTTCATAGCTTGTTTTTTCTTACCAGCCATTCCGCCACCAGCCATTTTCTTTTTAGCCATCATGCCGCCGCCAGCCATTTTCTTTTTAGCCATCATGCCGCCGCCCATCATGCCCATAGCCATTTTCTTACGAGGTGATATTGCACCACCCATAGCTTTTTCCATCATGCCGCCGCCACGTTTTTTTACAGCTTTCTTCTTACCTTTAACTTTGCCACCACGTTTCATGGCCATTTTCTTTTTACCCATCATGTCGACCTCCGAATATTCGTTTATATGTTTTAGCCCTAGATACCACGACGTCTCGATAATACCCTTTTGGCCACTTCTTATAGTAACCAGCTTTGTGTAGTTTATCAGAAGCTTCTTGTAATTGCGAGAACTTTTGTGCCAGCATCATAGAGTAGTTGAGGCTGTCTTCTATAATCGGGGTGCTCCCATTTGGAGTGACGAGGAACTCTTGCTCCTCCTCGTTTGCTGGGTTGCTGGGATGAAAACCCATAAAAAATATGTCCTTTTTATTATACCAATAATTGTACTCATCTATCGCCGTTTGAAAATCTTCCAGACTGTAATTAAAGTATGGGTCACAGAATATCAATAGCTCATGAACACTAAAATCAAGGTGCTTCAAATAACCATTTAATTCTGATTTATACCATTTGTGTTTTCTCTTTACTCCTACGACAACCTTATTATCTGTCCAAGTTTTTTTTGCAAAAGGACATGCTGGATAACCTCCTAAATGAACATTAGGAACTTCTAAATAAATTTCAGACCATCTACGTACGTCTTTTTTTACTTCCTCTTCTAATGACATCTTTACCCTTTCTAAATATACTTGCTACTTCTGACTTACCCATAACTTTAGCTCTTTGCTCCCCCACTGTTAGGATTTGTATTTTTCTAGCAAACGGTTTATTAATTTTTTTAACTTTCGCAACTGTTGACCTGGCGTCACTAGGAGTAGCAAACTTAATACCCACAGTATCACGAGGGTTTTCGTCAGTATAGAGACGTCTTCCACTACCTTTAGGTTTTTTTCCTGTTCCCTTTTTTGGATCTTTTCTTTTCAACACCTTTTATTACTCCTTTGTTTTTTGATGCATAGAAAACAGCTTTAGCATCTTTACCGTAGGTACCTTTCATTGATTTCATTATCTTTCTGCCTTTTTGATTTAAAGGCATTAAAAGACACCTTTGAAATCAAAACCTCTTACAGCTGCTCCAGCTCTTCTGCTATTAGATATTAATCCACCAGAAGCTTTTGCAAATGTTTTAACATTTGTTGGTTTACCACCAACACCTTGTGCTTTACTTCTTTTTCTTTGTACTGCAGATTTTCGTTGTCCTTCACTCATTCGTCTTGCTTTTGCAAGAGGAACACATTTAGGATATTTACGTTTAGCATCTGCTTTTTGTTTTGATCTTCCACATTTAGAAAAAGATCCATCTTTTTTCTTGCTGCCTATGTCTACCCATTTTTGAGCAAACCATTTATCAAGACCACTTTTAGCCATTAACTAAACTTAGTTATTTTTCTTTTGCTTTCCATTACAGCGCCACATGCTCTTGCCATTCCACCTTTGTTCATGGCAGATACTTTTTTACGTTGCTGTGAAAGTTTATTAAAATCTATAACTCCGCCCATAGCTCTTTTTGGACCTTTAAAATCTTTTCTTTTTTTACCACTTGGGTCTTTTATTTTACCAGCACATATTCTAGAAGCATAGGCATTAGCATATGCGCTAGGATAAACCTTAAATTTACGCTTAGCTGCAGCTTTACCTCTTGGACATAATTTAGTCACCCTTGCCCCCTGTATTTAACGTATTGACGTCTTTTGTTTTTATTCTTTGGCCTAGTGCGTGAAGAACGACCTATACTAGTCCTTTTTTTGACTGGTGTAAAGTATTCGTTAGAAGGCGTTTTGGCCATTACTTCATCTGTGATAAAGGATTAGATAATGCAGATTTTATTTGCTTATCTATTTTTTCTTGTAGCACAATCATGGCTGCTTCCAGATCATCTTTTAATTCTTCCATGTTTGCCTCAATCTCACTGCTTGTATGTTTTAGATCTGCAGAATTTTCTCTGGAGTCAATCTTAACTTGTTGCTCTACGTCATTAACAATTTTCTCTACTCTTCTGACATCTTGTCGTAAATCGTTTTTTAATTCATTAGCTACATCTGCCACAAGTCTAATTTCTTGCATCATCATTTCCATTTCAGACATAAGCATTTCTACTTCTGTTTGTATTAGATCAGTCTTGCTGTCCATTTCTTCTTTCATAACAGCTATATCTTTATCAAAGCCAGATAGGTCTGGTGCTACGTATTCTTGTATCTGTTCTTTCATTGTGAGATAATCTTTGTAAAATTCAAAACCACCCCATAGTGCCCCACCAGCTGTAGTCAAAGCTGTAAGTATGACAAAAATCTTGCCACCTTTAAATTTTATTCCGCCTGGTAATTCTACTTCTGCCATTGTAAATCTATCATATCATTCATCATACCATCACTTCCACCAAATAAATACCACTGTGCGGTATTGTTGTTTTGTATTTCTGCATCTGGCATCATATAGTCTGTAAAGAAGTCTAGTCGATCCTCCAATTGTTTTTGTGATTCAAAAAAGGTTTTTGTGTCACCTAATACTTGCATCACAATTAAAGTTTTTAACTGATTTGATGAATCATATCTACCTTTATCACCCATCTTCTTTACAATTTTTTTAGCTGCTTTTTCTTTTTTTGACTCAGGTTTTTTTACAGGTTTTTCTTCGGCTTTACCCTTATCCTCTGGTTCTTCCATATCTTCTGGTTGCTCTTCATTCTCCTCAGCCTCTGAAACGCTCTCTTTCGGCTCAGGCTCCTCTTCCGTATCAGCTTCAGGTTCTGTAGTATCTTCTTCAGAAGCTTCATCCACGGGTTCTGGCTCAGCCTCAACTTCGGGTTCAGATTCTGGCTCTGGTTCTGTTTCATTTGCTGTCTCCTCCATTTCTGGTTCAGCTTCTACTTCAGGCTCCATTGTATCTGGTTCTGGTGCAACTTCAATCTCTTCTGTCATTTCGGGCTCTGTCTCTGGCATCTCCATATCTGGTTCAGGCATTTCCATATCCATTTCTGGCATCTCCATATCTGGTTCAGGTAATTCTAAATCAGGCATTTCTATTTCCATCTCTAGTTCCATCTCCATCTCTAACTCAACTGAAGCTACATTAACTTCTTCAACAGTAATTTCTGGCATCTCAAACTCTACTTCCATAACGGGCATTTCCATTTCAAAATCCATTTGATAATCCATCTCCATTTCCATCTCTACAGTTTCATAAGATACCTCCATTTCTGGTTCATCAAACTCTGGTTCAAAGAAAAAATCATCTTGTGGTGTATCAATTACGACATCATTGTGTTCAAAAATATTTTCTACAATATCTATAACTTCAGTTTCTGTGCTGCCACCATATGCAATCCACATTTCAATTGTAGTAATCTGTTGTGTAATTATAGTTGATACGACGTTGTAAAGTACGTTTACACGTACATCATCAAAGAGCGGTCCAATCGCTAAAGATATATCACGTCCACCTACCTCTATAATTAATTTTGTAATTGTTCCTGCAAAATCAAAACCATTTGTATACTCTTGATAGCCACTACTTACTCCTGACTCTGACAGTATATCTGTTCCTGAAAAGACACTTGTATTGCCATTTTTTCCTGTGATGTGCATATAAATACGATCATCTGCGTCTCTTTTATCTACTTTAATAGAATAGTTTGTTCTGCCTCCATTTTTTATATCAAGTGAGGATATATCTACAGTCTGTATAAAAGTGGTTCCCATTCCACTCACACCTTGTGTCGACGTTGAATTACCTGATCCAGTAATTTGTGCACATTTATCTGAGCCTAATTCATAACAAGAATTACCTGAAGGCATACTAGCAGGACCTTGACCACCCCAATCAATATCCATATCTCCTTCTTTACTAGAAGATACAAAATTATTGTTACCGTCAAGAATATCACCAGAATCCTCGTTGGTTACTGTTACTGTTGTGGTATCTGTCGTTGTAGTTGTAGTTACTGTATGACCATCAGCTTCATACTCAATTGATTCTGTTTCTGTAATTACAATTGTTTCTTCTACTCCAGGAGTACAAACTCCAGAAGCAGTTACTGGACATTCAGCTCTAAGGGAGAAAGGTAAAAACGCCCCAGTGCAAAAGAATACCAGCGAGAACAAACTCTGCCAATCTACTCTTATCACTCTTGACTCCTTCTAGCACTTGTATTTTACTTATTTCATCATTCCATTTTGCATAAACTACACTGCCTTCTGGAATCATATCCATGTTTTCTTTCCAGCCAGTTTCAGCATCTTCACCAATAGAACCCATGTATGGGCACGGGGTACCTGCCATGGCCATTGAATCCCAAACTCTTGGATCTTGACATAATATTGACACAGATGCCACTTTCATTCCTGAAGCATACAAGGATCTTGCTAATTTTATTCTTTCACAGTTTTCGTCAGTGACGGTAATCCCGCTACTAATACCCAAGATCTGGGTTTGAACGGCGCCCGCTACTGCCGTCTTACAAACATCAGAATTGTTTACAACAACACTGGGTGAATTGGCTGTAGGTGGTGTATTATTTGTAACAACAGTAGAACTTACAGTATTTGTTTCAGCTAAAGCTTTTACTGATACTGATAATAATAGAATTACAAGTAAAACTCTGATCATTTTTTCGCAGCGCCATACCCTCTTTTTGCTAATCTACCTGCAACTTTGCTGGCACCTTTACCACCTAAAGTCATAGATCCACCCATAGCTTTTTTCTTTGGTTTTTTAACTACTCCACGGCCCATTAATATATCTTTCATTGTAACTTTTCCATCACCACTTAAATCAGGAAAACCACCTTTTTTAAGTCCTTGTGCTTTTAGTTTTGCAGTTGCTTCAGCAAGTCCACCTTTTTTAGCTTCCATCATAGGTCTGCCCATAGAATCTAATTTAATAAAAGGATTAGT